TTCCTATCGCTGCGCCAATTGACGTCCCAATCACCGGAAGGATCATAGTGCCTATCTGTGCGCCTGCTTGTGCACCTGATATTGCACCTTTTAGTGCGCCTGGAGGTTCACCTTCGCTAGTATAAGCCCCTGCTCCAGAAAAGAATTCAATAGACTCAAGAAAGTCCGATACTCTCTCCCCACTGCCTGAAACCCCACCTCTGCTGGCAAAGGAATTTAAAGAGCTGGAAGTGCCACCTCCGCTGCTAGAAGTGCCACCTCCGCTGGTTGAGGTCCCGCCTCCGCCAAAAAAACCGGAGATTTTATTCGTTGTCCACCGAGAAGTCATTTTAACTATCGTCTCCTGGAAAGAGGAAGCAATTTTGCCCCATGTCCCTTTAAAAAAATCCTCGAAAGAAAGAGTTTCACTCGTAGCTGTATGGAAAAAGTCGGTCAATCCTTGGGACATAGTGTCATAAACATCGGTGGTGTCCCGCTTAATGACTTGGTTGATATCTTTCGTAGTATCAAGACGGCTTTTTTCTATTTTTTCGGATTCCAGTTTATACCACTTATCAAGTGCTGCCTTATCTTTGACTTGCCCCAATTTCTCTTTGTATTCTTGATCCAAAGCCCACTTTTTAAAGTCTAATTCATCAAGAGTCAGCTTTTTTATATCTCTTAATACTTGACTATCAATATATTTCGTAGTGTCAGAACGACTTTTTACTATTTTTTCGGATTCCTTGGCAACTTCATTTATAATTTTTTTCGATTCCTTGGCATTGGAAACCATCATTTTAAAATTCTTCATGCTGAAATCCATTGATTTAGCAGCCAGATTGTCATATTCTGCAGCGCTTTCCCTCGCTATTTCGCCCATATCCTTAAAAAATTTGCCTGCCTTGCCAGGAAGATGAGACGCCATTTCATAAACCTTAGCAAAGCCCGCTTGAATAGCGGAAAGCATTTGAAAGAATCCAGAACTGACCCATCCTAAAGCTCCCAAAAGTCCCTCCAAGGCTTTGATAAGCCCGAATCCAACCTGTTCAGTAATATCCCCCCACCAGTTAGATATTTGTTTCAACTGTCCACTATAAGTATCAATCTCAGCCTGCGCAGATCCACCGAATTGTTTATTGATTAAATTTAAAACTGCTGCAAATTTTTCTGTCTTTTCAGTACCTTTTTCTATTATAATCCCATAGCGTGATAAACTGCCTGTTTCACCTACAAATGCCTTTCCTACTAGGTCAGACGCAGCCCTTAAATCGATTCCTTTTGCAGAAGCCAGATCCATCGTAGCTTTTGTGGCTTTTTTTAACTCATCAGTATTCATGCCATAAGTCTTTAAATTAGCCATCATGGTAAGAGTGACTTCATCCCCGTAGGTGGTAATTTTTTGTAAACCACTAGCGAATTCAAGCATTTCCTTGTGTGCAGTTCTAGTATAATCACCAAATATTTTCATGGCAGTAGCTAATTTATGTTCAGCTTCTTCCTGTACCATAAAAGCATCGATAGATTTTTTTGCCATGACAGTAGCCCCGGCAACCGCTGCTGTTACTGCCATCCAATTTTGTTGAAGACTTTTCAGGCTACTACCCATTGTTTGGGAGGCTTTTTTGGTCTGCTGGGTGGATTTATCCAACCCAGCTTTAAAGCCCTGGCTTTTTAATCCTAATCTAACAAAGAGACTGCCTATTTCATTCACGTCATCTTCCCTTTAACCTTGATAGGGATTTCTGTTTTTGTATTGCTTGATTTTGCTCGTATTGTCTAATTTTAAATTCAGCGATCCATTCGGTTATCTCAGTGCTACTAATCCGCTCAAGAAGCTCCCCAACCGGGCACCCTAATGTTTCAGCTAGCTTAAAATAAAATCTACGCTCAGGATGTCCGGTTAGGAGTTTTTTTCCGCTTCTTTCTCCGCTTCCGGTCCCAGACCTGATAATTTAATAGCAAGTTGAGCCAGCCGTTCAATAACTTCCCCGCTTTTCCCAAGCAGGACACTCTGATCATTGGTAGCAAAAATTTGTTTACCCGTTTCGGGGTCAATCAAAGCTGAGATAAGCAGTTCAGGGTATATTCGTTCCAAGTTGACGTTACCATTTTTATCAATGGCATTCGCTATAAGCTTAGCGCGCTGGGAACCTGACATGCCTTTGATCTCAATTGTGACCCCCCATTCGTCAACCTTCACCTTCTCGCTTTTAATATCTTTAGCTTTTAAAATCTTTTCTTTTAAATTCATGGTGCCCTTTCTTTTAATATGGATTTTTACGATACGATTTGGACCTTCATCATCTTGATCATAAATTCATAAGGAGTCGAGCTATCCGGCAATGTTTCATTGCATGTAATCGTAAAATCAAGCGTATAGCTTCCTATCTCATACGCTTTAACACCAAAACTTATTATCCCGGAAGAAACAGAACTACCCCCGCCGAAGTTTGTGGTAACATCGCCTCCCGTTGAATCAAGCACTTTATAAACAGAAGTGTTAATAGTATTGTCTCCCAGCTCTGCCGTAATATCCAAAGTGTAAGAAATCTCTTCACCCTTGTACATATTGTCAAGATTCTCCCGGGGGGAAATCGTTCTCATACCAGCTCCTTAATTAAGCTAATTTCAAAATAATGCTTACGGTCAAGCTTTCTCCGTTGCCAACGGTTCTATCTTGGGATAGATCCGCATAAGCGATCAAAGTATCAACTGAGTTTAAAACTGCTTCGAGAACTGTTATTTTCGCAGTATCCCAATCCGCAGCACTCGCCGTGAATACGCAATTCTTTGTAGTTACTTTAGCATCTCCGCTATCAGTGCCGTATGTCCAATCGTTGGTATCATGTGCTACAGACACTTCAGCATAGCCAGTTCCAGTAACCACCGTGTAGGTGGTCGCATCTTCAGCAATAGTAGCATCTTGGACCAGATTGACCTTGAAAGCACTTGGAATCGAATTTGCTACGGCCTGGACCCACCCTTTTAAGATATGCTCCTCACCTGCATTAATTAGGGCGGCAGCATTTTGCCAAATAATCTCTCCATTTTTATCCCGATGCACCGCCCTAACGTAGCCTAAAAATTGTTTATTCTGATTCTTTTTAGCAACACTCATATTGAGTGGGTACCCAGGAATCATGGGAAAAACTTTGTCATCCATTTTATTCTCCTCACTGTAATATTAATGTAAAATCTTTCGTGCGTGGGCTTAATGTAAAATTTTCAATCCGTGGAACTAGTGTGAAAGCTTTATCACGTGGAACCAGCGTGAAAGCTCTGGCACGTGGAACCAGCGCAAAAGCTCCTCCTTCTGTACCCTGTAAGGAATCCGCTGCTGAAAGCGTCATGCCCATAGAAATCATCAAAGACTCTATGTAAGCCTGCAAATCGGTGCCGGAAAGGGTTGAGGCTAAGGAAATCGTTAAAGACTCTATAAAACCCTGTGTATCGCTCCCGGTGATTGTTGAAGTTAAAGAGATTAACTTTTCAAGATCTTTATAATCCTGTATGTCGGTGCCAGTAAGGGTTGAAGTTAATGAAATTAACGTCTCAAGATCCTTATAAGCTTGTATGTCAGTTCCAGTGATTGTTGAAACCAGAGAGATTAAACTTTCCGTATCCTTGTAAGCCTGCAAATCAGTGCCGGAAAGGGTTGAGGCTAAGGAAATCGTTAAAGACTCTATAAAACCCTGTGTATCGCTCCCGGTGATTGTTGAAGTTAAAGAGATTAACTTTTCAAGATCTTTGTTGCAGTGTGCGTTTGATCCTAAAGAAAACCCGTCAGCATCAAGAGAAGTTATCCCCCCAGTATACGGAGCAGTAGAAGTATAATGAGCTGTTAAATCAGTAGCATCTCCCATCGCATCAGTATGAAGTTGAGGAGCGCTTGATCTATCTCCCTTTGTAGTTAACCAATCAGACCTGAATCCAACACCTGTCTTTGAGGCTACCGCCCCTGATCCGGTATAAGTTCCTACATCAAAATAACCGCTTACTTCTTTAAAAGCAGCGTAGTATATAGTTACGCCATTTTCATTTACCTTTGAACTTGTGCCTACATTAAAAGCATTGGCTTTTAACTCTTCAATATAGTCTGCTTGAAACCCATAAGCCATCATCATGGAAGTATTGTCACCAGTAAAAGAAGAAGACCTAAAAACTCCAGACTCCCCACCGGTTGAATTTTTGGCAAAGACAAGATCAGGGGTATCCCCTCCTAATGCAACAGATTCATCATGATCAGAGCCTGTTCCGGTAAAAGAACCGCAATCAAAGTCATCCTCACCATTATCTTCAATTACCAAAACTTGGTATAAGTAAGTGTCCCGATTCACCTCAAGGCCACTGCCTATCTGGAATGATCCGCTTCCAACTGACTGAATAAGATTAGCTTCCTCAGCTTTATTATCTGCCAATTCAGAAGAAACATCCCCGCTCTGATCAGCAAATCTCCAGGCTCCATTTAGGCCTGAATTCTCACCCACAATCATAATGAAGGTGTCATTCGTTCCATCTAAACCAGAGACGGTGATGTCCCTATCATCATTCCCATCGCCGGTATATTCGAGCTGATATATTTTCATAAGGTTGCACTAATAATTGAATCGAGATTACCTTTTCTTTGTAAAAGGACGGTTCTCTCATCCTGGTATTCTACCCTTACCGAGTCATAATCATGACCCAAAGCCAGAGCTTTATCAATCCTCATATTTAAATCTATAATGGCCTTAAGAACACCATCCAGTTCCCCTTTTGCTCTGTGCTTTATATTCTTAGTATGAACATTATCCTTGTACGTATCCCCTACCCGGATATCCTGGTTTGGAATCTCATACTTCTTATGCCCATTATAATCATAACCACGGGACAAGGCTCCCTCTTTAGAAGCCCTGTCCTGCACCACATCATCTCTATCACATATAATCCACATATTCCCTCCTGTGCCTATAGCGGACCAGTAGTTACTAAACGACTCAAATCGCCATCACCCTGAAAAGTCAGGGAAGTAACAGCAAGATCACCGACTGATCCAGAGAGAGGAGAATACCCCTCTAACAAACCACGTCCACAGTATCTTGGATTCGTACCACCACCTTTTGCAGTAGTGGGCCTGATGTCCAGCCAGGAATTAGTTGACTCAGTACCCACTAACCCATGAAAAAATTTATCATAATCAGTAGATCCAAAATCCTGATTGAACTCGATAGTCATATTCCAGTCTTTAAGACCAGCGATCCTTCCCCTGCTACCGTCCATCATTGCGGTTTTATCTTGCAATTCCACAGTATAATTAACTGCTGCTGATTTGACGTGGCCGGTTAAAGTAGTAGTTGGCGATTCAGAGCTTCCTATTAAAACCAATGCGTTTTTTAATACTAATTCTCCCATTTTCCTTTCCTCCTATCTATTGTTGGCCCAAAACTGTCAATAAATTACCACCAGAACCCGGGCCCGAGCTACTGGCAAGTTGAGCTATTTTAATCCGATAACTATAATTTGCTGAGGATGAACCCACTTTCGTGCTTGCCCACCTCGCTTTTCCGATATCATCAGTAGTGAGTGTTATAGTCAATTGCGTAGAGCTTGCGGAAAAATCAGTAGTAGTTGACCTGGCTGCATCGATTTGAAGATTTGCGCCAGATGACATACTAAGAACATGCACGCCTAAATATAAATTCTTCAAGGTGCTTGCTGCCCCCATATTCACAACAGTAGAACCAAGTTTTGTAGTTCCTCCATCTTCCAGCACTTTACCCCGTATCAATTCTTCGCTTTCTCCATAACTTGCAAAAGTGAATCCAAGCATTTCGCCGATTGTCCCCCCGGGTGAGTATTCACCTGCCAGGCTTTTCGTAAAATATGCCTCCTTGCCTACTCCTGTCCCACGAGGAAGTATTGAGATTACTTCACTGCTTCCCCCAATTGCCTGGTTTAAAACCGGATCAGGCTTCCCCATTGTTGAGGCGTCTACCCCTCCTGACGAATTCCAAAACCCTCCGCCGCTTATTTCTACATTTTTTAACCCGGCTTTTCGCTGTCTCGAATCGGCTCCAAAAACAGTTTTATCCAGAAGGTCCGCACTATAATTTATAGTAACGGTATTCATATCTCCTGATAAATTATGGCCGCCATAAAAAATGCCTATATTCTTTAATATTTGCTCTCCCATCTTTCACCTCCTAAGTCGTAATCCAAAATGTATAATCTTGTACTGTGTGATAACATACCTCTTTTGTTTCGGGATCAATGTCCTGAAAATCTACTGAATTTTCAAAAAATATTCTTTGAACGTTTACACTGCCCCCAAGATTACTTGAAAAATCTTGCAAAACTTGCCTTACCTTATCAGAAACAACTTTAATCTCGCTGAAAGAAGTAGCAAAAGAGGAAATCTGATAGCGTGAGTGCCGAAGTCCCGGATCTTTTTGCATCGCATGAATCCAGGTTTGGCTGACTTCTTGATAAACAACTGCCGGCAAGGTTGATCCTTGCGGTATCACCATAGGATATATATTCGTGCTACCCAATGATGTTGTAAGAGTAGCAGTAGAAAGTTGTTTGTATAAAGCCTCTTCAATCCTCATACAAAAATATACCAAGGAAACCCACCTTTTTATCTGTGGGATGAATTGGCATCCTTTTTTTAAATAGTTGTCGACAGTGGCATATAAAATATTTCATATATGAATATGCAAATATTAAGAATATTGTAGTTTTTCTCTTAATCATTTTCCCCTACGGATTTCTTTTCCAATAAGTTCTTTGAGGCCCTTAGCAATCACTTGTACTACAAGATCTTTATTGCTATCGATTGCCGGACGGAAAAAAGGTTTTGCGGGCATATTGGCAACTTCTTTGCCGAAAAATTGGCCAGTGCGTCCATCAAAAAGGACTTTGCCTTTGGCGCTACGTGGCTTAAAAACCCCATATTCTACTAAATGAGCATGGGGAGCTATTGCATAATCGATCCCCGCGTATGCTTCCGGTTCACCATGCGCCCCGCCATATTTTCTATACTTTTTTACAGGATTAACTAAACTTGCCACGATTGCCTGTTTGAGTTTACCTGTTCGAGCCGGGGCCCTATTTTTAGCATCATCTCTGATAACCTCGGCGGCTCTCAACATCTTTTTATCTGCATCTTTTTTTTTAAGGGTTTTAACTATTCTCTCGAATTTAATATTTAATTCCTTCATTCCTTCTAAAGCAATTTGATCCGACATTAGACTTCTTCCTTGCACATCATATCAAGCATTATTGAACGCTCATCAGGGTTAAGCACGCTTTCAATACTTAAATATCTTGAACCATATTTTATCCGGCATTCGGGATTAATTACCGTGCTGTTTTCCAAAGTGTTGTATCGCATTCGTACTTTATGTGTAACTCCCGCCTGCATTTGGGATGCCGAAAAAGACTCATTCCCCCGTAACGGCCAGATTGCCCCCCAGGTATTCAACCCAGAAGTCCATGTCTTTACAGCTTCCCCATAACTGTTTTTGGCGATAGTACATTTTTGTATCGTGATCTTATGTCTCAAACTTCCTGCCCGCACACTAAACTCCTATATGAACTTCTCAAAAAACCTTCATGCTTATCGATATAATCTACTATTTTTTGATCTAATATTGTTTGGTGCTCTTTTAATCGCCCATCAAATGTAAATGCGGGATGTCGTGTCTCTGCTTTCTCATTGATCCTGTTTTCAATGCCAACCATGCTGGAAATCAGAATATCATTATACTTTGAAAGGGCGTTTTGTAACCTTTTTGCTTTATATATTTTTGGAGCAACCTTAACCATAGAATTTAAGTCATCAAAATTTTTATATTCCAGTGCTTCCATATGTTTAAAAAAGGGACTTTTCACCATGGGAGGTACATTTAAGAACGGTACCTTTCGCCTCATAACATCATAAACTGGACCACTGGCATCAAGATAGGAAAATGAAAAATTAAGTAATAAATATAAATGATTCCCCTCTTCATACAGTCTGTTTACTTCCTCATTATTCAATGATCCGCAATAATATTGAGGACAAGCCTTTTCCCACCCGATATCCCCATAGACTTTAATTTTTCTGGTTGTTTTGAGTGAATTAATAATTAAATGTTTGAAATAATTAGCAACCATAAAATAAAAACAATGGAGCCAGCTATTTCTTTTAAGTTTTTCGTATTCAGTTAATTCCATCACATTTAAAACTAAATATCTCAGCGCCACATACCATATTTGGAATCCATCAAACAGCGAATCCCCGGGAACCTGAGCAAGAAATTCTTCAATTATTTTTTTATTTGGTCCGATTGAGTCCCATCGGCTATTGCTCAATACAATTATATCAAAACCCTTATTGAGCTTTTGAAACTCCCCTTTCTGGTAATCCTGAGGAATAGCAATATAGTTGCTATCCAAATCGTATCGGGTATCCCAATACTGATTTAATACCTTTAAATTGGAAAACTGGATGCAGTCATTGTTGTGCATGGCGGTTTTATGTATATGCCCGGACGTTCTGAGGTCAAGGGGATCATTGTTAATGATAATATATTCAACCCCTATATAATTGAATAACGCTATCAGGTTAACCCCTGTTTTTTCCATATACCGATCAAGCAAGTAATAATTAATAGAGATTATTTTTCTGATCTTTTTTGTTTGAATAAATTTAATTAATTCATCGATGCCGATAGGAAGATCGTTGCTTGCTTCCCATCTACGAGTTACACGGTTGAATCCGGCCTCCATATTCATATAAAAAACCGCTTTCTTTCTATTAAGCCTTTCATAAAAACTTTTATATCTTATGTCCTCAGAAATATTAAAAAATAATATTTCACTATAATCTTTCCCACAATCTTTTAATTCTTTATGTTTGGATATTTCATTATTTGTACATTCTAAGACGGTTGAACATGCATCTATAATATTTTTATGATTCTCATAAAAGCTTTTAGCGCACAAAATCTTCATTTCATCTAATGGCATAGAAAAAAATACAGGTTTTACCTTGGCAAATATCCATCGACTTAAAAAATCAGCATCAAGATTGTCTAATTTAATATCATGCCATGTTTTTTTACCATTTAAATCTAACTTAATACAAAAAGAATTGTTATCTTTACAAAGATAGATAAAAGCTTTCATCGTTACCCTTTCAATAAAAATCAATCGCTTCAGTTAGATCCTAGTTCCGGTAAGCATTGCGGAACATTCTCCGGTTTCATAATCGGTTCTGATATTGATCTTTTTTCATATTCATAAGCCCCTATATCAGGGGTTCCACCATAAGAAACTGGCCTCTTATCATAGTCTTCGGTCAACCCTACATCTACACCTGCATTGATGCATGGGGACCCTTTTCTGAGTTTGTATTTATTATATGCTGGGTTAACCATTTTCGGATCAGCCAGTATGTCGGTAGCATGGGGTGTTTGGGCGCCAGTGCCTTCTAAGAACTTGTCAGCAGTGCTGTTATTATAAAAACAATTATTTTCTTCAGTAGGCAGACTTGTGCCTGACGCAATCCACATTCCATAAGGAGAAGTATGCAATATGTTATTTTTCCATATAGAATTTGCTGCATCCCCTGAAATCTCTACATTACGCCTTGTTGCCGCATAGCCTACGTTGTTATAAAAAACGTTACCGGTAGATTCGGGATTCACCATTTTATAGCTAATGCCATTATTCCAGCACAGATTATTGTGTATTTTACAGTTGGTTCCTTTGTAAATGGTTATCCCCTTACCTGCCCAATCAGAATGGCAACCAGTTATTCTGTTTCTCCGTATTGTGCAGTTATCACTCAAGCAATCATTGGTAACATACCCCCAATCAATAATTATACCAGCCCCATCTGGGCTTGTTGTCACTACCCCATCAAG